AAACTCAAAGGAAGGTAACAACCAATGGCAACAGCACAGTTCATTCACGATGGCAAGGCAATCGACTACACGCCCGGCAGCGCCGTATCTGCCGGTGACGTGGTGGTTCAGGGCGACCTGGTGGGTGTCGCCAAGCTCGATATCGCCGCCAACGCGCTTGGCGCACTGGCGGTGGCGGGCGTCTTCGATTTCCCCAAGGCCACCGGTGGCAGCACGGCGATTACGGCCGGCGCAAACGTCTACTGGGACACAGGCGATTCGGAGGCGAAGGAAGACTCGGAATCCGGGGCCAACAAGTACCTCGGCAAGGTCGTCACCGCCACAGCAGACGCCGACACGACCGTTCGCGTTCGCCTGGAGCAGTGATCCGTGACGGACCTGCTGAAACAAGGTTCCGACTGGCTGGAGCAGATGCGAACCCAGCACTGCTCCAGTCAGGTTGAGTATCGCCGCGATGCGCAGGTCCTGGCCGTAAGCGCCACGTTCGGCAAGACGGACTACGAGGTTGCAGACGACTACGGCCTGAAGGTCGGCGCCAGCATTTGCGACTTCCTTATCCTGGCCGACGAACTCGGCCTGGAGCCCGAAGTCGGCGACGTGATCGCAGCCGGCGGTCGGAAGTACGAGGTCCTGGACCTCGGCTCCGATGGCTGCTGGCGATGGTCGGACTCTTACAGAACAACGTTGCGGATACACACGAAGGATGTGGGCGACGATGACTGACTGCAGCGAACAGTACGACAACATCTGCAAGGCCGAGTTCGCGGAGATCCACCGCAAGCTCGACCGGATCGATGATGCGCTTCGCGGCAATGGCCGCCCAGGCATACAGACCCGCCTCGACCGCCTCGAACAGGACCGCCTGAGCCGAAGCAAGGTTTTCTGGCTGGCGCTGGGCACGGTGGGCACGTGCGCCGCAACGGCCGTGGCGATGCTGATAGCAAGGTAGTGAAAAAGAATATGAAGCTGACAATCGACATTGCTGATGCCGTGGCTGCAGAACTGAACGCCGCCGAACCCGGCACGTTCAGCGAGGAGTTCACTGCCCAACGGCGGGTGCTGCCGAAGTTCGAGCTTGCCGACCTGAAAGACCTGAGAGTCTCGGTCGTCCCCAAGGGCATCGAGATCGAAAACGCCACCAGGGCCGCGCAGCGCTGCGATATCTCCGTCGATATCGGCATCCAGCAGAAGGTCGGCAAGGATGTGGATGCCGAGGTCAGAAGACTCTGCGGGCTCGTCGAACAGATCGCCGGTTATCTCGCTGGCCGGGCGCTCTCGGCCTCGGGGATGTCCGGCGTGGCGTTTCTGTCGATAGCCAACGAGCCGGTCTACTCCACAGAGCACCTGGCCGACGACCTGGTCTTCACATCCGTCCTGACTGTCACCTATCGCACGCTGAGATGAGGCAAGAGCAATGAACAACACAATCATGCGAAAGATCGATGTCACCGGCGACTACACGCCGCTGGTCAGCGAGTCGCTGGTAGGCAGCGTGACCATATCCTGCCTGCCGACCAATGCGGCGGATGTCTTTTTCAAGGGCGACGACGGCAACGACGTTCCCTGGAAGCCGGGCCAGTGGATTGATTTTGAGGGCATCGATCTGTCGGAGATCGAAGTCAAGGGCACGCCCGGCGATGTCGTGACAGTGGTGGGAGGCACTTGGTGATATGGGTTTCGGAGCATCAACAACAGTCGGAAACGTCAGCGTCGACATGGTCCAGGCCGATGTGGCCGCCATTATCGCCGGTATCGCCGGCGAAACACCGCAGACACTTGCGGACCTGGAATCACTCCTGACGACAATCGACGCCGACACGGGAAACCTCGGGTCAATCAATTCCCTGTGTTCGCAAATCCGCACGCGCCTGGGGTCGACTTACGACGGCTACGCCCTGGCCGATTACTTCGATTCCACCAACGCATACGAACCGCTGTACTACTCGGGGATCAGTATCGCAGCGCTCCTGTCCGACATCGAAGATGACACGGACTATCTGTACTCGTCGATGGCCGGGTACGGCGTCGCCGACGAACTGTACTACTACCTCTACGATTCGTCGAATTACCGCGGCCTGATCGACTACTTCAACACGTCGAACATGTACGAACCGCTGTTCTACGGCGGGTACTCGCTGGGGTACATGATCTATCAACTGTTCATGTGCATCTCCGGAGGCCGCCTCCTGGTCACAACCACTTAGAGACAACACGGCACAAGGAACCCGGAACAATGGCTCAGACACGACGGCAACCGAAGATTACCGAAACCGTGGGCGAACTGGACGGCAAGAAGGTCCTGATAATCCGTGCCGACGGCGAGATCATCGCCGTGCAACCGAAAAAGGTCGTCGCCCAACGGATCGCGACCATGGCCGCCAGTATAGCGGACCTCGACAAGGGGCTCGCCAAGTCGGATGCCGAACACCTGGCCGCAGTAAACGATCAGATCGACAGGCACATCGAAAAGGTCGAGGCCCGGCGCGAGGCGCTTACCGCCGAGAGTGTCGCCCTGGCCGTCCGCGGCCGACTGCGGACCAACCGCGACCGGCTTGCCGCACAAAAGGCGACACTCGATGCCGTGGTCGACCAACTGTCAGACGAAGAGTCCCAGGCTCCCGCGCCGACAGAAACGCCGAGCGGATAAGCAATCAGGCAGAACTATGATCGGTATGAAGTTCAAACAGATGTTCTTCACCTCGAAGGCCGTGCTGTCGGCGACGGACCGTGCGACTAGGCGGGTGTTCAGCCGGTTCGGCGCGTACGTCCGCCGGGCGGCGAAGTCCTCGATCCGCAAGCGAAAACGCATAAGCCGTCCGGGCAAGCCACCGAGCAGCCATACGGGGCTGCTAAAGCGATTCATTTTATTCGGTTACGACCCGGCCAAGCGGTCGGTGGTGATCGGTCCGGTGAGGCTCACCCGCGGCGGCCGGGGCGAGGCCCCGAGCCTGCTTGAATATGGCGGCACCACGGCGCTGAAAAGGTCCGGTAAATGGAAGCGTGCCCGTTTTCGTGCCCGTCCCTACATGGGCCCGGCATTCGAGAAGGAAAAGACCAAACTCCCGCAGATGTGGCGGGATTCAGTAAGCACTTAAGGAGTAACCAGCTATGTCAGCAAAAACGTTTCTACTGGGCATGAACGCCAAGGCATACCAGGGCGCCGCCGGTGCGTCGTTAAGTGCTTTGATTGAAATGGATAACGTCAAAGACGTCTCCTTGGCCCTGGAGGCCGGCGAAGCTGACGTCACGACGCGGGCCAATAACGGCTGGCGGGCCAACGCCGCGACGCTGAGGGAATGCACCGCCGAGTTTGAGATGCTCTGGAAGCCAGGCGACCTGGTATTCCAAGCCGTCAAGAAGGCATATCTGACCTCGGGCACGATCCGCATGGCGTTCCTGACCGGGGCCATTGACGGCGAGGATGCCGAAGGCCCGATCGGCGATTTTTCCATTCCGAAGTTCAGTCGCAACGAACCGCTGGAGGAAGGCGTCAGCGTACCGGTCACCGCGAAGTTGGCGGTATTCGACAAGTGGCTGGAACCGCCGATCGTTGCCGACCAGACGTTCAGCGTCTCGGAGACTGCGCTGAATGACGACGTGGTGGACAGCGTCGTGGCGACCAAGGGCGACGACATGACCTCCGAGACGCTTGTCTACGCCATTACAGCCCAGTCCACGGCCGGTGTCTTCGCAATCGATTCGGCCGACGGCGAGATCACGGTGCTCGACAACACCGACCTCGGCAGCGAAGGCGATGTCCATACGCTGACTGTCAAGGTCAGCTACGCCACCAGCGGCCTGCCGTACGCCACGGCCACGATCACCATCAACGTCACCGCGTAGGAACTTTTTCCCGGAAAAGAACATGAGAACCTTCAAGGACAAAGCGGACCGTACATGGACCATCGGGGTCAACCTTGCTACGGCCAAGCGGCTCAGGGATACGCTCAACGTCGATCTGCTGCAGCCGGAGATCGGCGACCCGCCACTGCTGACCCGCCTGGGCACCGATGAAATCCTGCTCGGCGAGGTGCTGTGCTGCCTGCTGAGCGATCAGTTCGAGGCCCACAGGGTCACATCCGACGACGTCCTGGCAGCCTTCGACGGCGAGACCTTGCTCGCCGCCCAGGAAGCGTTCTACGAGGACCTGGTCGATTTTTTCCGGAGCCGGGGGCGGACCGACAGGGCAAAGGCGGTCGAGTCGCAGGCGAAGATCATCAAGCTGTCGGTGGCCAAGATCGAAACGAAGATCGACGAGATCGATCTGGAGAAGATCGGCGAGCAGATCGACGAGATCGACGTCAACCAGGAGATATCTGGTGCGATGTCTGGCGACTCGCCGGGGCCGTCGGAGCAGACCTCGGGCCGCTGACGCTTCGGGAACTGTTCTGGATGGCCGAAGGCCGCGACCGGGCCCAATGGCGGCATACATCGGCGGTGATGGCCTTGATAGCAAACGTGAACCGGGACCCGAAGAAGGGCAAGCCGTTTGAGCCGTCCGACTTCGACCCGCACAACGCAACGGAATCACGCGAGGACGTGATAGAAGTGACACCCGAGATCGTCTCGGAATTCAAAAAGGCCTTCAGAGGTCGTTGACAAGGAGAAGACAAAATGAACGGATGCAACACAATGGGAAAAATGGTGCGTGTAGTTGTCGGACTGTTCCTGTTGGCGGCCGCTATTCTTGCCGCCGGCTGCGACATGCAGATGGCGGGCCTGCGCCTGGCGCCCAGCGAGACGCAGAAGCAGGCGGCCGACGCCGCTGACGCCCTGGCCGGTCGCCTGGCGGTCACCGGTGCCAGGCCCGGATCGGCCGCCACGAAGGCTCTGGCGAAGGTGACACGGCCGGCGGCGGTTTATGCCGGCCCGCCGGCCGAACCGCTGGAGCTTGAAGCACTGGCGGACGCCGAAGCGAATGTCTGGAAGCGGAAGGATGATGCTATCGCTGCCGCGCGACTTCGGGACGACTTGAGGCGCCGTGCCATGGAGATCGTGACGACCCGGCTCGGTGAGTTCTCCGATGTCCTGACCGATTCGAAGATCGGGGCGATGGCGATCCTCGACCGATTCGCTGCAGTCGCTTCCGTCGCGACAATGGCCGATGAACTCGCCGAAGTCGTTCCCGATCCCGCGCCGGTGACCCAATCGCCCGAGGCGAAGGCGATAGCAGACGCCGCGGCCGCTGCAGTCGATCGGATATCCAAGGCAGCCAATGCCGCTGCAGCCAGCGCCAAGCCCGACCTCGGGACCGTAGTCGATAAGGGACTCGATTCGGTCGAGAAGACTGCCGGCAAGATCGCCGAGACAAAGGATCGCGTTGTCGGCCTGGTCGAGGAGTACTTGCCGGAGGCACTCGGCGTGCTCGGTGTGCTTGGTGTTGGCGGATACGCCGTCAAGAAACGCCGGGGCGAGAAGAACGCCAAGGACCAGCGTGATGAAGCCAAGCAGACGGCAGCCGTGGCAATCGAAGCGGCCAAGACAGTGACGGCCGCTGCCGCCCCGACAGCGGCGAACGAAGCTTCCGGCTAAGGCCCCAAAGCACGAAGGCCTGGCGGGGGGAGACCAGGCCTTCGCAATCACTTCCGGCCTCGGGGAAAGACCGGAAGAACGGGGTCAATATAAATGTAGTCCAACATTGCCTTCTTATCAAGGGCTTTTTCCGGGACAAATGTCATGCCGTCAGGAAGGGCAATCCGAGCCGGTCGGGCGTTTGTCGAGCTGTTCGCCGACAACAGCAAGCTCGTGCGCGGACTGCGTGCAGCGAGGGCGAAGATCCGTGCGTTCGGCCAGCGACTGCAGAACATAGGCACACGGATCGCGGCGACCACGGCGGCCATGGCAGTGCCGGTCGGGATAGCCGTCCGGACCTTCGCCGGCTTCGAGGATCAGATGGCACAGGTCCGTGCGGTGACAGGCGCAGCGGACAGCGACTTCGAGAAACTCACCCAACGGGCGAAGGAACTCGGCCGGACCACATCGTTCACTGCCGCCCAGGTTGCCGGCGCGATGACCGAACTTGGTCGGGCCGGGTACAAGCCCGCGCAGATACTCGATGCAATCGGCCCTGCCCTGAACTTGGCCCGTGCCACGTCCACCGACCTGCCACGCGCTGCGGAAATCGCTTCGGCCGCGATGCGGGGCTTCGGCCTGACGGCCAAGGATACCACGTATATCGCGGATGTGCTGACGGCCACGGCCAACAATTCCGCCCAGGGCCTCGAGGATATTGGCGAGTCCCTGAAGTACGTCGCCCCAATGGCCAAGGAGGCCGGCGAAGATATCCGCGACACGGCCGCGGCCTTGGGCGTACTGGCGAACAATGGTATCAAGGGCTCGATGGCCGGGACCGCACTGGCGCGGGCATACAAGAACCTCTCGAAGTCCAGCCCGCAGAAGATGCTCAAGAAGCTGGGCGTCGATACCGTCGATGCGAACGGCGACCTGCGCAAGCTCGCCGATATCCTCTCGGAACTGGGGCAGGTCACAAGACAGATGGGATCGGCACAGCGATTGTCCATCTTCGAGACCTTGTTCGGGCGGGGAAGCGCATCGGCGTTGAAGTTGGCCAGCGGGGCGAATTTCCGCGACATGCAGAAGACCCTCTCCAACGTCGGCGGTACGGCCGCCCGGACCGCCAAGGTCATGGACGACACGCTCGGCGGATCCTTCCGGAAGCTGTGGTCGGCGGTAGAGGGCGTCCAGATAGCCATAGGCGAGGCGCTGGGGCCTGTCATTGCCAAGGCGGCCGGCTGGATTACCCATGTTTCAGGCCGCGTTACCGCCTGGGTCCAGAAGAACAGGGCGCTGCTGGTTACGGTTGTCCGAATCACCGCGGCCGTCTTCGCCAGCGGCGTGGCGCTGCTCGCCCTGGGCCTGGCCATCAGCG